CATGCTGTAGACATGGTTCCTTGGCCTGTAGATTGGGAAGACTTAGATAGGTTTGAAACTATGGCTGAAGCCATGAAGGATGCAGCAGAAGAGCTTGACATTTCCATCGTATGGGGTGGTGACTGGAAGAGCTTCTATGATGCCCCTCACTTTGAACTTGATCGTAAAGTCTATCCAGCATGACCAAGGATGAAGATAATTGGCACCTTTCTAGAAGTGTACCTATAACCCTTATCTTTGGTCTTATAGCTCAAGCAGCAGCTATTGTGTGGACTGTATCTATGATGATGTCAGACATTGAACGTAATGCTGAAGAGATCATGCGTCTACAGTCTAGGATGTCTATCGTAGAAGATGCTACACAAAGACAAGCAGTATCTATGGCCCGTATAGATGAAAACATTAAAGCAATCCGACAGTCAGTAGAAAAGATGGCTAATGATAAGTAAGGATTGTTATGGTAGACCCATTCACGGCTCTAGCTGCCGTCAAGACTGCTGTTAGTGCAGGTAAAGAGCTTGTCTCAGTTACTAAACAAATAGGTGAGTTCTTTGATGGTGTCGATGAACTAAGGAATACTCACAATAAGAAGAAGAATAGCCTTTTCTCAGGTGATGATGAAAACAGTATGGAGACCTTCGTGAAACTACAGAAGGCTAAGGATGCTGAAGAGGAACTCAGAGCCATTGTGATAGCTACCAGAGGTTACTCCGCTTGGGGTGAGCTACAGGAAATCAGAGCTAGGACACGTAGAGAACGTAAAGAGAGAGAAGCTGCTGAGAGGCTCCGTAAGCAAGAGATTGTAGAGAAGGTAGTTGTTATCGGGGGTACAGTAACTGTGTTGTCTATTATAACAGGTATAGCTGTACTTATAATAATGTCATCAAAAGGAATGCTATAATGGGATTAGAAGCTAAAGGTACTTTCCCATTCCAGATGTATCAGATACCTGAGTTTACAGCTACTACAGTGACTACAGCACCTATTCTCCCAGCTAAGGTTAGTGCTGATAAGCCAAGGGTTGTAGAGCCAGCTACTCGTAGTGAAGTTACCATAAGGCTTGATAAGTACTGGCAAGAGAAGGCTGAAGAACTCTTAAACAGACAGAGAAGTATGGCTGAGTTAGCTTACAGTCCCAATGGTAGAATTGTAGCACCTATAGATGTAGGCAAGATACTAGACGTAGAGGTATAATATGACTGTAACTATGGAAAGATTCCTAGAGTGGAAGATCCTACCCAGACTTATGATGGTAGTGATGACCCTTATGTACATACGTGTAATAGAGTGGGGAATTAGCTTGGATGACTTAAGTACTCAACAGAGTGCCATGATTAGTGTTGTTAGTGGTGCTATGACTGGTACGATAGCTGTATGGCTTAATTCGGAGAAGAAATAATGATAGGACAAATACTAGGTAGTGTAGTTGGTCTAGCTACAAGTGTAATAGACAGTAAGACACAGATCAAACTAACTGAAGCTGAGATAAAGAAGAAACAGCTTACAGGTGAGATAGATTGGGATCTAGCTGCTATACAAGCTACACAGAATAGCTGGAAGGATGAATGGATAACCCTACTCTTCAGTATTCCCTTGATACTGGCATTTTGTGGTGATTGGGGTAATGCTATAGTGCAAGCTGGTTTTGCAGCACTTGAGACTATGCCAACATGGTATCAGTATTCCCTTGGTGGGATCGTATCAGCATCCATAGGAATTAGGTCAGTATCTAAATTCTTCGGTAAATAATAACAACAAAAAGACTACCCCAGACAAACTTAAGCCCCTGTATCCTTAGTTGGACGCAGGGGCTTTTTCTATTGTGTCATTGCTTTAAAGGTGTTGGTTAAAGACTTTAGTAGATTACTCAGTGTAAAGTAAGCATAGTCTACTTCTTGTTGTAGTTTATGTACCTTCCAGACCAAGTAGAGTGTAATACCTAAGTGTACTAAGTCTACTGACTGATCTAGGCTTATCATTTCTTACTCTCCACCTGTATGAGTTTAGCTAGATACCAGTCAGCCTTCTTAAGATCCTCCAAGCCATTCTTGTAGCGCCACCTATGAAGGTACTTAGCTATATTCCCTCGTAGGTATCCTACAAACTCATCCTTACTTAAGAAGTCCTCAATGTATTTGATACACTCAATAGTGCCTTGTCCGTAATGTGGTGGACTATTTACATTATCAGATTCCATCTTACTTAAATCCCACTTAGCCATTTATTCTCCTTTCAAGTGAGTTTTGAGTTCTGAATAACCACCTATGTAATTACCCTCTCGATCCCAAATTTGTGGAACCGTCTTCATACCAGATTTTTTAAATAAGTCAAGCACCCATTTAGAATCATTAAGGGAGTAATACTGAACTACAATACCACTGTCCCTTAACAACCCCATAGCTTTAGAGCAGTAAGGGCAGTCAACCCGCCCCACTAATGTGTATACACCACTCATGTTAGATCTACTATTTCACAAGTGTCACCACTACAAGCCATTGTCTGACTACCAGCAGTGTTATCCTCATCCTCATATTCTGAAAGTTCAGACCAGTCGATAGACTTTGGCATAATAGCTAACAATTCTTCGTAGTCCTCCTTGGTGCAGTCCTGATAAGGTGCTTGCTGATAAGTATGATCTGAGTGAGGTAAGAACGACACCCCTGACATCTCATCAAAGTGTTTGTAGACAAAGGCACCCACTTCCATCCACTCATGATCACGTACTGAGATGGTCACTGAGGGCTTATGTTCACACCATGACCTTTGATATATCAACCACATCTCTAGCTGCTCTACGGCTGTCATATCGTTCCTAGTGACTGCTCCTTCTGGTGACTTAATGGGAAAGCTAAAGACTGTAGTTGTGTCGCCCTTCATCACACAAGGTTCGTTAGGCACACCCTTATCAATCATAAACTTCGTCAGCGGGTCTTTGTTATCTCCACGCACAGTACGAACATAATAAGGGCTGTGACGAGCATGAATGCCACTAGCAGAATCAACAAGTTGGGAGACAGTACCACTTGGTTTAACGCAACTGATAGCAGCAGAAGCAGGGATGTTAAGGCGTTCAGCCCACTCAGCATTCGTAGATATTGCAACATCTTTTAACCTTTCTAATGTTTTCTCAAGACCAGCATTCTGACTGGTTGTTAGTCTATTATCCATAATGCCTGTCAAAGACACCCCTAGTAATCTCTCCTCTTCTGTGTTCTTATTCCAGATCTTACGCAAGTAAGGGAACTTGGTCATAGACGATTGGATAGTGCCTAGTATTGTAGCTAGGCGTACCTTACGCTCTAAGTCATCAATAGTATCTGTAGCTCGTACTACAACCTCTGTCAGGTTACAGAACTGATTTGGTCGTAAGATAATTTCGCTACAGGGGTTAGTGCCAAACTCATAGTTGGGATCTCTACGTCCATTCTTAGCTGCCTGTACCTTACTTGCCTGACGATTAAAGACACCACGTTCACCTGACTTACTTTCAACTAATGCAAGCCACTCACGCATGAATGTCTCCATGTCAGGTTTCTCTGTGTAGCTCACACTATTATTAGCCAATGCACGATGGGCTGCTGTTTCCCACCATTGTCCTGACTTAGCATGACGCATACGGTCATCTGATAGGTTAGACAAGCTAATCATAGCACTACGACGAACACCACCAACTACAACAATCTGACCGATAAAGCACATAAGGTCATGGCACTCAATAGAGGATAACTTACGCCCTTGTGCAGCCTTGAATGTTGTAACTGCAAAGTTAAACAGTTCAACTAGGGGTGCAGGTCCAGATGCTCTACCGCCAAAGGTCTTAAGTCTAGCACCAGCAGGGCGTACAGCAGTCACATCCCATTTAGGTATCTCACCAGCCCAGAGAAGCGCAAGGACTTGCCTAAAGGCTTTAGCCCACCCTTCCTTACTATCTTTAACTACAATCACTGTGTCGCTCTCAAATAGCTCAGGAACCTCTGGTAGCTTCTGGATGAACTGACGCTCTACTGAGAAGCCTACACCTGTGCCACACAATAAGATAAACATAGCTTCATCAAATGCTTTAGGATCATCTACTGGTAGATAGCTACAGTTGTACCCAGCAGTATTGTCACGGGCCAGTGCTGGTCCAGCAGTCATCATAGCTCGCATAGAGGGCATAACTTCTAGGTTTAAGATGGCATCCCGTAGTTGATTGACATAAGAATCGTTACCGGCTTTAGGACGTACCACATTATCCATGTAGCGTTCTACTGTATCACCCCAATCCTCACGGCCCTCACCGTCGATGTACTTAGCGTAGCGAGACTTAGCAATAAAAGTCTGGTAGTCAGTTGGTAAGTAGTTATTCATCATATATCTAACTCTCTTTGTTTAATTTCAAACCTTATAGGCGGTTGAACAGCGTCTATTCTATCGGACATCTGTTTTGGACACTTATCTTCTCTCTCTTTAAAGTGCCTTGCTACATTAGTACTATCCGCTGATGCGAAGGGCCACCTTCCCTTAGACAGTTTTAAACCCCTCATCATGTGGACCCAAGGCCTAGCATTAGACTTCTCTATAATATCCCAAGCCTCATCTGCCCTTCTACACCAATCTGGCCCACCTACCTTCCAGTATTTTCCAGATGAGCCAAAGCAAAACTTAGGGTAGTTGTCTATTATTTCTCTTAGCCAATCCAAGGATAGACCCATGTGCCAAACCATAGCGGAGAGATGTTTAGGATAGGGCCAATCTGCTGCCATCTCCCTTTGTTCATCAACAGTACCATCTATTACATCGGGGATTACAGCCCAATTAGCAGCATAAAGCTTATCATCTAACCAAGCTATAAATTCATCTTTCTTAAAAGGTTTACCCTTAGTGTAGGAGGAAAAAGCTCCATTATCCCACATAATGCTTTGTGCATTTTTAATAGACCAATCAGCATCCCTTGGGTCTGAAAAAGAGATACACATATGCTTCCCCTTCATAGCTTCTATAGAGGCTTTAGGAGTTATAGGAGTTCCGTGATAATGTAGCATTTGCTCTCCACCATAAGATTATTGCGACAATGATAGTTGCGTATAGTTTACCAAGAATGTTTCCAGCAGAGAACTCTAGTGAGCCGAAAGCTAGATAAACAAATAAGCTACTATCCACTATAGCCCCTACAACTCCAGAGGCTGCTACAGCAATATGTTTACCTCTTTTTCTTAAAGGTGTATACACGGCTAGGTCAAATAACTCAGCAGTTAAAAAAGCTACCGCACTAGCTGCTGCTATGAAAGGATTAGAGACCAACCAAGATATAATGGCTCCTACAACAATAGCTAAGGCAGACCACTTCCAATTAGTCAACTCTTGTAACCAATCTCTTAACACAAGGGCTAAACCTATCATAAGTACCCCAGAGGGTGCCATCAAACCAAAGCCAACTGGAATAAGACAAGGACCGTTATCTAAACAAACAGATCCAAAATTACCAATTAAGTAATTAGCAAATGGAACTGTAGCCATGAACAACAAAAATGCTACATACTTCATGTTATCACTCTTCATCATCAATCTTTCCTCTCGCTCTCATAGTCTTATCTTCTTCTAGCCAAACTAAACGGTCAATGTCAGATCTAGCTATGCCAATATCTGCAAGCTCTTTATCTGTTAGTTGGTTAAGCTGTTTAATTGCTATTCTGTGGGTTCGCCATGTCGCAAGATAGTTTATATATCTCCAGAACCATGACATACCAGTCTTCTTCTTACTCATCGGTTGTCACCTGATCCTTGTAGTGTACCATTCTTTACACGCTCGTTTAGCTTCTCCATGTTCAACTCAATGATCTTAATCAAGCTGCCACCAAAGATATTAGATAGAGCTACAGTATAGAACAGTACGTCACCTAATTCTCTTAAGACTGCATCATCATCAATCCTGTTGTCACGAAATAGTTTCTTAATCTTCTCTGATACCTCACCAGCTTCGCCAGTCAATCCAAGGGCATTCTCAATCAGACGCTCCCGACCCTTAGTAATCATCTTGTCTTCTACAAACTGTGAGT